GGAGATCTGTCGTCACACTGGACGCAGGTAAAGACCCAACAAGGCGGCCCAACGGTCGTCATGGAGGATCAATCCTACTCCAATGTAGCGTACAGCACCTACCTTTCTGGGAGTCAGGTAACTGACTCTCAGTCTCATCCTTCATGGCGTTCCCGTAAGGGACGCTATGTGGGCGATCTAGGTGGGCCTTTCTTTACTAGAAAGAAGTCGGCCGAGTTTAACTCGGAACCGATGTCTCTTTCTGGTTCAGATCCGCAGCCTGGGTTTGCTCGTGCCTGGGGTTACTACCTCGGGCCGATCTTCCCATGCGCACCTAGCCTGTTGCAGTTTCCTCCCAATCCTGAGACAAGTGATTTGTCTCAATTGGGAGCAACTGCGATGGCCAGGTGTTCTCCATCTAGACCGTCTGCTCCGCTTTCAGTCTTTCTCGCCGAAACGATCAAAGAGGGAATCCCTCATGCGATCGGTGGTACTCTCAAAGCAATTCGAGATGCCACATCGGGCGCCGAACGCCGTAAGGCGCTAGGCCACGCGTATCTTAACGTGGAGTTTGGCTGGAAACCGTTTATTGATGACTTGCTTTCTATTGCGAAAGCAGTCATGCGGGCGGACGAGCTTCTTGCTCAGTTCGACCGCGACTCGAATAAACTGGTGCGGAGGAAGTATGAGTTTCCACCTCACAGGGAGTTCAGTTCAGTGGTGTTGAGGAATAATGTTAGTCCTTGGACTAATCCCTCATCATCGCTGCTCACGAGCGGAACTGTGAATCAAGGGCAGGTGATCCGGTCATACGAGTTGACCAGACGTCAGTGGTTTTCTGGAGCGTTCGTGTACTATATCGACCCTGCGGAGATTAAATCTCTTCGGGGCCAAATAGCGCGACCGATCCAGCAAGCCAGGCATCTGCTTGGTTTGTCACTGACTCCAGATGTAATCTGGAACCTTGCTCCTTGGAGCTGGGCTTTCGATTGGTTTTCCAATACGTCTGAAGTTCTTCAGAACTGGACGGATTGGGCCATCGATAGCCAGGTGTTGGCGTATGGATACATGATGGAACATTCCATCGCTACGTATCGATACACCTTCGTGGGTCCCACCGGTTATCGTACCGTTGGACCACGGCCTTACGATGTTGTTATGACTAATGAAGTCAAACAACGTCAACAGGCTCACCCTTATGGGTTCGGCATATCTGACGCGGCGTTGAGCCTGCGTCAGAAGGCCATCGTTACTGCTCTTGGTCTAACCAAGATTAAGTAACGTAGTTGTTGCTCGTGTCTAAACGCCACTAGGAGACTCTAAGAGTCTCTAGGAGTGATGCTCTTGTCGTTCACCGACCCACAGTCAATCACCGTCAATGCGGTGACTTCGCCTCTGCCC